AGGTAATCAAATTAAAGCTATAATAGAAACACTGCCTCCTGACGTTCAAACAATCGTGCATAATTTTAAACGTTTGGATGCTGAAAAAGAGTGGTACAAGTGGCGTTTGGAATACGCTAGAGAATTATTGGAAAAAGGCGAAGTAATGAAAGCAAAAGAATTGCTTAATCAAACTAATGTTGATTTTAATTCCTTTTCAGAATTATGGGAGAAAGCTCATGCCAAAGAATATAAATGAAGAAGTGATAACCTGTAACGATCCTAATATCAAAGGCGAAAAGATTATACAGATAGCTTTAAATCAAGAACAGCGATTATGTCTGCTAGATGCCATTGTTTTTTCTAAACGGAAATACGCATGTTTACTACCTGTGATTGATGAATTAGAGAAGCATGTGCGAAAAGAAGATCCTAAAATACACGAAACGATGTGTTTAAGATGTTCTGTGAGTTCTATATGTAGATAATAACAAGTCTGAATTTTGACACTAAGTATAACCGTAAAACTATTACGGAGATTTTATGCTACATCTGTTCTTATTTTTGGCAATTATGCTGATAGTGATTTTGTGTTTTGAAAAGATTTTTAATAACGATGAGAATGATAACTAATGAAAAAAGTAGCTACCTTAGAACCTGTTGATAATGGGGAATTAATTGTAAAACTTACTACTAATAAAGAACAACGTTTTGCATTGCTGGAAAGCATCGTGATGAACGTTACAGAATATGATTGTTTAAAGCCATTGGTAGAAGTTTTAGAAAAACATGTGAGAGAAGAAAATCCTGATTTATACGGTTTTCTTTGTCTAAAATACAAGGATAAACACATGAATGATTACGGAACGGTTATGGAAAAAATGAGGAAAGGTAGATAATATGAAAAACATTTTCTTTTTTACTGGCAAGGCTCAATCAGGCAAAGATTACATAGCTGAAAAATTAAAACAGGAACTTGAAAATCAAGGCAAAACAGTGTTAAAATTAGCTTATGCTGATGAGCTTAAAAGATATTTATCTGTTTTGTTAAACATTTCGATAGATGATGTTAATAAATACAAGTTATCAGAAGAACCATTTACAAAAAATGGATTGTCCGTCAGGGACTTGTTACAGCGTTTAGGGACAGAAATATTTAGAAACGAGGTCAACGAAGAATATTGGATAAACGTTGTTGCAAAAAAGATTAAAAACAGTAATTATGATTATTATATCGTTACAGACTGCAGATTCATGAACGAATTATCACTGGCTTATTGTTTTTCTAGTCGCTGGACAGTTGTAAAAGTTGTAAATAGAGACTGTATTAAATCTAGCCAGCACGAATCAGAACAAGGAAATTTGGCTGGGGACATTACAATAGATAATACGGATCATAAATACGTTTTTGATTTAAAAGATTTTTTAAAATATTTTTGAAAAAACTTGCAAAACTATTTTAGTATGTTATAATAGCCATATCAGTTGTTCGATACCGATATGTTTTCACACACTAAATAATTTATCCATGTCGGATGGTATCGAACACTGGTGAGCGACTACTCTCACAATAAATATAAGTAGTACGTGCTGTTGCATGGTTCACCTTATTGGTTATACAGTTTGCTAGTTCTGTAAAAACTAGCTGTTAAATACGAGTACATTGATTTATATAAGGTTATTTGAAGCATCTCCTCTAATTAGTGTACTCTTATTTAGCTACAGACCCTACTGAAATCGGAGGGTTTAAACAGTAGATATAACGCTAAAAGAATGAATACTAGTCTATAAGTCCATGCGTTATATCGTGGTATGTCGAGTCTAGCTAACATGAAGAATCCACAGTAGCTAATCTAATTAAATTGGGGTATAGCCAAGTTGGTAAGGCAACGGTTTTTGATACCGTCATGCGGTGGTTCGAGCCCACCTGCCCCAGCCAGTTTAAGAGGACTTGATTCTTGCAATCAAGGCATTTAAGATGTTTGACGGTATCATCATTAAAAATAACCGCACAGGATAAATGGGAATGATTGTCGGAAGTTGTTGCCTTGATCACACAACAAAAAGTGGTTCGACTCCACTCGTTCCCGCCAGTTAGATTGCGGTAGGGTGTCCTCGGACTACTACCTAGTCTATTCCGATGCGTCAGAATAGACTTTTTCGAGTGGCTAGGTCACCGTTTAAGACCTATATGGACTTAATCATACCTAGTCCATCAAGAGTTTGGGTGTGTTCTTATAACACTCAGAGAAAACTTTTATGTATGACGATATATAAAAGCGTTGGTTTTTCTCTAAAGTACCCACTAAGGTTTTGCCAACGATTTATCACAGTAGTAGCATAAACGGATGTGCTGTACGTGTGGTGCGTATGAGTATAGGTTCGAATCCTATCGCTGTGATATATGGAGAGATTGCAGAACGGTAAATGCGACAGACTGTAAATCTGTTCCCTCGTGGTTCGGTTGGTTCGACTCCACCTCTCTCCACCAATTAGACTCTTTGCTTATTGCTTGGAAGTTATCAAGGCTTTCTCCGTTGAGCCAGTTAATCAACGGATATTTGGGGCGTTAGTGACAATGGTTATCATCATCTCCGTTATCTCCTCTTTGTTAAGAGAGGGAGATAATAACAGGTTCAATTCCTGTACGCCCCACCATTAACAATCGGTGAGTTCGTATAATGGTATTACAGCGGATTGCTAATCCGTAAACGTTAAAAAGCGTTTTGCAGGTTCGATCCCTGCACTCACCGCCATTAAATTTTTAAAAGCACACTGTAGCTTGTTATTCTTTATCTTTAACTTTAACTTTACTGTCCATGATAACAGTGTGCTTTTAAAAGTTAATTGTGTTATAATCATTCGTAGCTCCACTCGGTTGTCTGTTCCGAGTACACAGAAAAAACAGACATGATGTGCTATCAGGTTTTTCTTTTATTTTCTCCTTGACTGGTAGCACATCGCACATAACAAAGCCTTTTTGCCTCTCCATTGTGAGAGGCTTTTTTATTATGAACAACTGTATAAATAATTAAAAATATTGACTTTTATAAAAACATAGTTTATAATTATCACATCTTTAAACAAACGGAGGTTTTTATGACAACAAAAATTTTAGATGACGGAACAAAATGGGTAAAAGCACAATACTGGGATGAAACACCTTTAAAGGGTATATATATAGCTTCGTACAAAATTGATGGCATCCGCTGTATTCGTGGCAAAGATGGCCTAGTGTATTCAAGAAAATCAGAACCAATTAAACATCATCTCGAACGATTTTCGTTTACAGATGCCGAGTTTTTTGTCAAAGATTGGAATACAACAGCATCTATGCTGAATAGCGACAAAACACCTGATGAAGCATTTAAACAAGAAATGTTTTATGAATTATCACCCGATTTTTTAGATGGAAGATTAACCATTGGAAAGGTTGTAGACCCTAGTATTGAAACTATAAACGCTTTATTAAAACAGGCATTGGAACTTAAATATGAGGGAATTGTGTTAAGAGAAGTGGCCCGTAACAACTGGATAAAAGTAGTCCCTGAAAAATTTGCCGATGTACGCATAACAGATATAACCGAGGGCAACGGTAAAAACGCTGGTATGGCTGGTGCTATTGTTACAGACTATGGAAACGTTGGTTCTTTTAAAACACAAAATGGAATGAGCGATGCCGAGCTAAGAACAGAGCTTTGGAAAAATAAGAAAAAATATATTGGTTCGATAATTCAAGTAGGATATAGAGAGCTTACCGTTAACAAAAAATTCAGATTCGCACGTTTGGCAAGATTAAGACCTGACAAGAACTATGAAGATTTACCAAACTAATTAAAACAAAATCAGTATAAGGCATTGACAGTATTGTATAAATGCTTTATACTGTATCAGATAAACAAAATATCAGGAGATACAATGGACGGTTTTAATAGATTACAAAAAGAAATGTGGTTTTGTGATTATGCTGATTTAAAAAACATAGCTTATATGCTTAATATAACTTTTAATGAATTTGCAATAAGAATCAAGAGTAATGTAAAAAACTTGGAAGCTATAAAAAACGACCTGACTGAATGGGATAAAACATCAGTAGTAGAGCTTAAAAAATTAATACTTGAAAACAAAAGAGTATTTAAAAATTCTATCAAACCTGTTAAAGATATTATCAAAGGAGATTATTTTACTTTTGCCGTTGATTGCTTGGAAGATGATTTTCACGTTCCATTATTGGAAAAAAGCGTAAGGTTTAAAGCTAGAAAAACATCGTTGGTCAATATACAGAGTGAAAAAGGTTTTAGAGCTTTCTGTGCGGAACATAAAAGTGATTTTACAGGATTGTTAATCACCATAAGTAAAATTGAGGAAATGCTTGTAGATATAGATTTATTCTTAGAGGAACGTTATGGCTGTAAAAATTAAGTATGATGTGCTAACAAATGAATTAGCATCACGGGTTTCAAACGAGTTAATCCCTTGGTACGATGTTGGAGAAATGGTTATAAAAGATAATGGTATTGTCAGGGCCGAAAACTATGGACAAATAGGCGTTGTGATTCCAAGCTGTACTAAAATCAAACAATGGATAGCCAATAACGTTGTGTATAAAAGTGAAATTTCTCGAAAAATCATTGAGGGAAATACATCAGGTGGATTTATTTACCACGGTGGCAAGGTTAGTGCTAAAACGTTATCTAGTATAACTGGTTATAGTGTTAATACCATATACACATATTGGCAAAGATTCGGAAAAGACCAAAAGAAATTTGAGGAATTTATTGACGCTCACGTATCTAATCAATATCAGGATGATGTAACAAAACTAATTAAAAATCAGCAAGATGACGATGATTTAGAAATAGAATTTGTGTAGGAGCAGTTGTATGATTATAAAAGATTCGGCGATATTAACAAAAATAAACGTTAAACGAAACAACGTTGTTTATACCAAGAAGATTATCAGATATAATAATGAGTTTTATGAGGATATTGGTGGCGAAAAATTTGTTAAAATAAACGACAAAAAGTTATTAGACAGACTGTGTGCAAATGAAATGAGATTTACATACAGGGGCGTTGATAAAAATGTTATTATACAAGTCATTCCTGATGAGGTGTATCGTGATAACAAAAACGTGCTATTTTGCCTTATCAATGACCAAAAACTCTTACTAAGAAGCCCGACTTTTTGCTCTGTTATGTTTTCTGAATTTAAAATTGAACACGGTAATGCACTTCCAGTAGATATAGTTATTGATAGCTATGATAACAACGGTAATTTTAATGAGGTTATCGAACCAATAGTTATAGCTATAAAGAACAATACTTTTATCAAAATAAATTCGGTGGTAGCATTAGCTTCCGTACTAAGCAATTCAGGATATAAAACTGATGCTGAAAAAGAAAAGGTTTTTAATCAGGTTAAAAAGGATTATCCCGATATAACATGGCGAAAACTATTCTTTGTTGCCATGTGTTGCTTTAATTCTGAAAAAAGAAGCGAGGCTATACTTAACATTCAAACAGGTTGCTTTAATAGAACTAAGGAATAATTATGACTAAAGATTTAGAAAAAACTGATATGGAATTAGATGCAAACTCACTTCCTGTAGATATGGAAAATTGGAATAAAAATCAGTTATGCGAGTATCGTGAGAAGTTGCGTTTCTGTTTTGAACACGGTGTGTTGCCAGCACGTTATGTTGATGATAAAGTCAATAACAAAATATCAGAACAAAAGCTGGACGAGGCTATGGCCTGTATTTCATACGGTTTATCATTGGGGCTGGGTGCAAAAGTAGCACTCGAAAAGACAATGGTTGTTAATGGCCAAATGACTATTTGGGGTGAGGCTCTAGCATCAATCATTTATCGTTCAGGGTTGATGGAATACAAAAAGGAATACTTTATCGAAGAAACAAGTACAGCAGTATGCGAAGTTAAGCGTAAGGATCAGACCCAGCCCGAAATTCGTACTTTTAGTTTACAGGACGCTAAGATTGCTGGACTATTGGGAAAGGGAGTATGGGCCAAATATCCAAAGCGTATGCTTGCAAAAAGAGCGTGTACTTACGCTTTCAGAGATGTATTCCCTGATGTTCTGCAGGGGTTGATTACTACCGAAGAAGCCATGGAAATCAATCAGAATGATGTGCTGTCAGGATATTCAAATGTAATTGCACAACCTGTGGTCAAGAAAGTTGAACCAGCAAAGGTTGTTGAGGACGTTACAGCTATTGAATACACTCCTATCGAAACAGTTGATGAAATGTTGAAAAACATTACAAATGTTGATGAATTGGGAATATTGTTCAAGGACTTAAAACCAAAAGTTAATAGTTCCGAGCAAGAAGCGTTAGTTAATTTATTTAAAAAACGTAAGCAAGAATTAAAAGAAGCCGAACAATCTGTTGACAAATAAAAACAACAGTGATAAGATTATACACACTTAGATATTTGATAAGGAAAGATTATGAGACTAGATTGTAATACAAATGACGCAGAAGTTATGAGCATGGTAAACAAGGTATCATCAGGTGATTTTATTGATACCAAACAACTCGACTGGGTTGATTCAGGAATGTACGCTTGTGAAATTGATTCAGCGTTTATTTCAACATTTACCGACCAAAACACAGGCGTTACAAAAGAAAACATTGCTTGTACTTGCGTTGCTTATTCAAAAAATAACGAAGTTTTAGGAAAGTTCAAGGTAAGTTTTTCATTAGACCCTAACGATACAAAGGCTAAAAGCTGGATTATGCAGTTGTTGGTAGTAACTGATAATCGTAACGGATGTGACGAAACTCCTGTTACTAGAAAGGATGGTTCAGTAGTTAACGATTTCAATGACCAGCCATTACGTCAGTATAAAGACCTTTGCCATAAGCGTATCTATATGGGAATTATCCGTGGTGAAGATAAGATTGGTAATAACGGCGAAGTTTATGCTAAGTATGCTAAGTGGTATATCTACAATGCAAACAAGCAAAATACTAGGGAAATCCTTAATAATTTACCAGCACAGCAGATTATCAAGGACAACGCTTATCTCTTGAAGAAGATTCAGGAAGCCGAAGAACAAAAAGCTGAAATGGATAAGATGTTAAATTCAACAAGCATGAGTAGTGGCATTGGTAATGCGTCTGCACCAACACCAAAGCCATCACCATATACACAAAAACAGCCTGTATATAAAGAACCTACACCTCCTCAAAATTCGGAACTTGATGACTTGCCATTTTAAATTTACGCTTTAACATAATTATAAAAGGGTTGGTAAAACAGCCCTTTTTTATAGGACTACAATATGAATATAATCGCTGAAAAAACATTAAAGGCAATCGACAAACAGATAAATTCTGATAACGGTGCTGAATTTAAAAAGAACGAACAAATTATTTTGCCTCAAATGCACGATGCTTACAAAGCTGATAAAAAAGATGGATTGCGTGACCATTTAGGTGCGTCAGTGTTAGGCGATGAATGTCCGAGAAAGGTGTGGCTTAATTACAGAGGTTGTGGCCAGTCTCAAATTGATGCAAGAATGATAAGATTGTTTAATCGAGGCCACTTAGAGGAGGCTCGTTTTCATGCTATGTTAAGAGCAATAGGGTGTAACACTTTGTTTGAATATGCGGGCCGACAGTATGGCTATAAAGATGGTATGTTCGCTGGAAGTATTGACGGTTTGGCAACAAACGTGCCTGATTGCCCGAATGAACTCGTGATGCTCGAATTTAAAACAATGAATGATAGTCGTTTTAAACAGTTTGTTAAATCAGATTTAGAGTTTTTTAAAGGATATGAAAATCAGTGTAAGATAAATATGTATTGTATGTGCAAATATCAGGGAGATTTGCTAAAAGAGATATATCCTAATAATCCAGTTATATGGAATACTTTGTTCTTAGCTGTAAACAAAAACACCGATGAAATTCACGCCGTAATCGTGCATAGAGACGATGATTTTGTCATGAAGTATATGTTACCACGAATTGACCAAACACTTGATAATTCGCAAATACCAGCTGGTATTCATGATAGTATTACGCACATCACTTGTAAAATGTGTTCGTTCAATCAATACTGCTATAAAAACAAGGAATTACCTCATAATTGTCGTACATGTTGTATGTTTAATTGCAAAACAAATACGTGTGAACTAGAACTTGAATTTTCAGAAGATTGTTATGCAAAGATAGATGTGGAGTTTATAAACGAATGATGCAATTACGTGATTATCAGATTGATGCAATTAACAGTATATTTGAATATTGGAGAAACAATAATAATAACGGAAATCCTGTAATAGTAATGCCTGTTGGAAGTGGAAAGAGCTTAACAATGGGTGGCTTTATAAAATCATGCCACGAACGTTATGGCGACAGAATGAGTAAAATCCTAGTTGTTACCCACGTTAAAGAACTGATTGAACAAGATTATCAGGCTATCGTGGATTTTTGGAAAGGTGCTAACATTGGTATTTATTCTGCAAGTCTGAAATGTAAAGACACTCAAAATAAAATAATATGCTGTGGCGTTCAAAGTATAGCTAAGAATTATAAAGATTTTGGCAAGGTTAATTGCATCGTGATAGATGAATGTCATTTAGTTCCACAAAAAGAAGAAACGACTTATAGACGTTTAATCAAAGGTCTGAAAGAGATTAATCCAAAATTAAAGGTGGTTGGCTTTACGGGAACACCTTATAGACTGGATTGTGGGATGATTACAGACAACGGTATATTTGATGATATAGTCTATAACATGTGTACTGTTGACTGGTTTCAGTGGTTAATTGAAAACCATTATTTGTGTGATGCAATTCCGAAACGTCCTGATTTTCAGATCGATGTAAAAGACGTTGGTATCAGAGGTGGCGAATTTATAGAAAAGGAACTGCAGAACGCTGTCGATAAAGAAGAAGTAACACGTTTAGCTTTGACCGAAACAATTAAATTAGCTGGAGATAGAAAACACTGGTTGATATTCTGTACGGGTGTAGAACACGCAAATCATGTGAGTGACTTTTTAAATGCTCATGATGTGTCATGTACTGTCATAAGTGGTGATTTAGATATGACCACTCGTAACGAACGTATTGAGGGTTTTAAATCAGGAAAATACAGAGCGTGTGCTAATGTGAACGTCTTATCAACAGGTTTTAATTTCCCTGATATTGACTGTCTTGTGATGCTTAGACCAACACAGAGCGTGTCACTCTACATACAGGCTTGTGGTCGAGGCATACGTTACAGTCCGAACAAAGAGAATTGTTTAGTCTTAGATTTTGCTGGTAACGTTCAAAGACTTGGTTGTATCAATGACCCTATCCCTGTAAAAAAGAAAAAGAAAGGTGTAAGTGAGGAACTTGGCAACGCACCTGTTAAAGTCTGTCCTAAGTGCCATACATACGTTCATGCTAGTGCGACCGTTTGCCCTAGATGTGGCTATGAATTTCCAAAGATAACAAAACTTACGGCTCACGCAAGTTTAAAAGAAATTATAAAAAAGAAGCAACAGGAAGAAGAAAGAGAGTTTGACATAACTCGCATAACTTATGCGAAAATAAACACTCAAAACGGCCCACAGGTTTTGGTGACTTACTTTAGCGGTATTCAAACAGTTGCTAAAGACTGGATAAATCTTGAAAGCCAAAAATCTTTTTCAGCAAATTCAGCAAAGGTTTGGGTTGACTACAGAAATAAAACAGATTATGTACCGAAAACAGCACAGGAACTTTTAGTTATGTGCTTACAAGGTAAAATGAAAGAACCGAAAAAGATTGCAGTTAAATCTATTAGAGGGTATAATAGGATAATTCGTTACGATTTTGACTAAAAGGATAACAATAAATGGATTTCAACGGGTTAAAAAGTTTAAAACAGTGGGTATTGTGCTTTGCTAAAGTGGGAGAAAAGATACCACTGGTAATAACAAAGAAATGGATTGCCAAGGTATTAGAAAAATATCCTCACTATTTTGAACCTGATAACGAAGATTACATTGATAATGGCGATGATTTATGGCTTGTTTATACAAGCACCATTACCGATGATGGTTCAAAATATTATACTGGCGATTTAGTCAATACAGGTGCTACAGAGAATTTTCGTGATGGCTGGCTTACATACGATATGGCCGACAAGATATATCGTAATGCCATGATGCTTTTTCCTATCAATGGTGAAAAGCATCTATGTTTGGGATTTGTTTTTACAAAAGATTGCCCTTGTACCGTTATTGATTTTGATAGAAAAGACGGTACAACACAACAAGAAGTCGCCTATCAGGACAGCTGGATTAGTAAATTTAATTCATATACCGAAAGAAGTATCAGCGGTAATGGCTATCATGTTATTATCAAGGGTAAAATTGATCCTGTTAAGTACCCAAACACAAAAGGTACTGGTGCAAGTGGTATTCGTAGTAGTAAAAGACACAAGTCTTTAGGCATTGTTGGGTTTGAAATTTATTCAGAAGATAGATTTGTCGTTGTTACCGAAGATATGGTTTCTACTAGCAATACCATAGCCGATAGACAGGAAGAACTTGACGAATTATGTGCAATTCTTAAAAAGCCCACAGACCACACCGCATCAACTGTTGATGTAGACACGGAATTTAAAATTGATAATTCTGACGATTTTATCTGTGAAATGAATTTTTATTTTTGCGAGATAATTCGTTCCCCTGAATGGGATATGATTATTGATTTGTTCAACGGTAAGTGTAACTACACCTATGACAACGATGCAAGCAAAACGGTTTATGACGAAAATAACACTTTAACTTTCCCATCACAGTCGGAAGCCGACTTTAAGTTAATGGGATTGATTGCAAGATATTGTAAAAATGACAGCATTGTCAAAGGTATCTTTTGTCAGTCAGAACTTGCTCGCCGACCAAAGGCAACAAGAAGTGATTACCTTAACAGAATGTTAGAGAGAATCCGTGAGAACGAACGTAACTTAGATGTTATAGCCGAAGAATCTCCTATTGCTCAGTCTTGCATTACGACAACTGATGCCGACAACACCCCTGTTTCAGCTGATGAAATTGTTGAAAGAATTGAAGAACGTAAAATAAAAGAAAAGGAAGCTGAACGTAAGGCCCTTATAAACGAATTTATTAACAGAGATTATATAGATATTGATGCCGAAAGTGTGTTGGTAAATTCTAAGTGGCAAAACGAGGAAACAGATCCCGATTATACCGTTGAAACTTTATTTTGCGATACTTTATATGCTACAGACGTGGTACATCAGTTAAAGAGAGTTGGTGTAGTGCTATCCAATGCGTTTGTTCAGTTTAATTCTGATAAGGACATATCTTATAAGAGATTGTTGGATAAAGGCTTTATTTGCACAAAAGGTTTTAATATCAGTGATATAAACGCTTTGTTGATTCCACCTACATCTAGTGCATTAATCTATGAATTAACAAAGTGGAGTTTTGAATCACGTATCAAACCTATCTTAGAAGTATCATTAACAGCAGTGTTGGCAATAATTAGTGGAATTGTTGGCAAAATGTGGCAACTGCCGACAGGCACAGGACTAAACAATTATTTTATTTTATCAGCTAGAAGTGGTATTGGTAAAGAGGGCTTGCACACAACAAAAAATGATTTATATGTAGAATTAAAGAAAAGATTTAAAGATACTGATTTTCGTAGACATGTTGTGGACGATGATTTTGCGTCAGGACAGGCACTTGTAAAGCGTTGCTTACAAGAAGCTGGCTCAAAAACTGGTGTGAGATCCCAAGGATTTGAAGTTAGTTTTGAACGCCACGCATCATTCGTGAACTTTCAGAAGGAGTTTGGTAAGAATTTATCTGAAATGGGCGAATCATCTAAGAACATGTCAGCACAAAGTTTACGCTCTCAATATCTTAGATTATATACTGGCTCTGCAGAATCAGATATGCTGTCAGCTATGACCTATAGTAACGCCGAAAATAATTACACGGAAACTTTTGCCCCAGCCTTTAGCATAGTGGGTGAAACCACTATAAGTGGTATTGCCGATGCTATTACACCTGAAATGGCACAGGATGGTTTTTTAAGCCGATTCACTACTATTACATATAAAGGTGGTGCTGTAGCTCAAAACAAGACAACTTATGGGATTAAGCCAGCCGACTATGTTATAACAAAACTTAACGAACTGTTGGTTATGGAAAGAGAACTGGCTGGGCATAATAATAAGTTGCCTAGATTTTTACACATTACTTTAGATTCTAAAGCTGATGAGTTTAATCTTATGTTGGAAAACTGGTGTATGGACATGCTGGATCAGGCTGGTGATAGAGAACATTTTAGACAGGCGTGGAACAGATGCCAGTTGAAAGTTTTAAAATTAGCTGGCTTGTGTGCTGTGTGCCAAAATTATAGCGACCCCGTAATCAATATTCAGCACATGGCTTGGGCCACTCGTGTAGTGTTTATGGATATTGCCAACGTTTATGATATGATTAGTAACGGTGAAACGGCTTTAACAGGTAATGCTGAAAATACCATGGCAACAACATTACTCGATTGCATGAAACGTTTTGTTGTTACAAACGATAGTGTTCTTTTGTGTAATGCAACAAACATTCCGGTGAAAACCATCAAAGTTATGAGAAGTGATTTTGTTGTACCATTATCGTACTTGAGTTATATGCTGGAAAACCAAAAGGTATTTGTAAGATATAAATACGGTTATACCAAAGCTATAAATATGACTATTGAAAAACTGTCTCAAGAGGGTGCAATAGAAATTATGCCAAAAGCAATAGCTTTTTCAAACTATAAAACAAGAAGCATTTGCTATAAATTATTAGATAAAAGAGGTCTTGATGAAATACGATGAAGAAACGCAAAGTTTTGTAATCGAAAGCCCACTATACGTTATAGTGGGTAGAAAGAAATTTATGTTAAACATGAATGATTACAGAAATGCACATTATCAGGTGCTTAATAAGGCAAAGATAGAATACAAAAAATTATTGAGAGATGATATACTGTCTTTGCCAGCTAAAATGGGTAGAATAAGCATTGATTATGAAATAATACTTGGCGATAACCGTAGACATGACGGAATGAATATTGTTAGTGTTACAAGCAAGTTTTTTCTCGATGCTTTAGTTGAATACGGCGTTATTGAGGACGATAATACACATTACGTCTTGCATGAAGAATGGAATATACGCCCAAGCGAAAAAGGTAATGGCCGAGTTATTATCTTTATAAAACCAATGTAAATAAAGGAGTTCAAATTGATAATTATAAAATATGCTCAAAATAATTTGGGCTTTATAGGTGTTAACAATACCATCCCATGGCATAGTTCTCAAGACTTGAAAGATTTTAGAAAAGCTACATTACATAATGTTATTATTATGGGCCGTAAAACATTTGAGAGTCTTGGAAACAAGCCTCTCAAAAACAGAGTTAATTTTATCATTAGTTTAAACGATAACTTTATTGAGAAAATAAACTCAAAGTATGAGAATAAAGATGTATATGCTTTCGATAATTTAGAAACAGCCATCAGCCACGAAAATATCTTTTTTAAAAAACATCCTGAATATTCTGATAAGGATATATACATTATCGGTGGTGCTTTGCTTATAGAAAGTGCTATACGTAAATTAAAAAACAGAATATCTAAGATAGAAGTAAGTGTGATAAATGACGAAACTCTTGGTGATACATTTGTAAACGATGAACTTTTGATGAATTGTGGCATACCTGTTATCACTAAAGGATATGAAAGTGATTAAGAGGTAATAATTATGGGTTCAGAGCAACGCTATACTGTAGCTTACAGAGGAGAACGTTTTGACACTTTTGCCATGGCTTGTAATGCTTATGGCTTGAGTACAAAATACGTGCAAAAGTTTATAGAGGTTGGCAAAACACATGCAGAAGCCTTAAACAATGCTTTACATTGTCGGGATATAAAATTGTTTTATGGCCTCATAATATATCCTTATAAAATATCAGGCTCAATAGATGTTACTGAAACTGATGATTTAGAGCGTTGCTCTAGGATTATGAAAGTTCAAAATGCTAGAGTGGAAAAGTTTGATTTTGAACGTCATTGTATAGTATTAGAAAAATTTGCTATCTGCATAACAAAATTACAAACACTTGTTGACAGACTGAAATATGTTTGATATACTATGCACATATTCACAAACAAGGAGTTCAATCATCATGTGTACTTTATTAGATTTATCAAAAGAAAACTTAAACGATTTAATTGAAAATGGCAAGGTTTTAACTGCATGGAGACAGGCTAGTGAGTGTCTTGAATACTTTAAAGCTATCGAAATGAAGTTGCGTAAAGAACTTGTTGCACAGAACTTTGCTGAAAGTAAAAAGGGCAAGAATGTCGCTGAATTAGAAAACGGCACTTTGGAATATACAAAGTCTTATACAACAAAAGTAGAAGAAGAAGATTTTTCAGAAGTAGCCAAAATGCTGGAAGATGAATTTGTCGATGTTGGTGCATTGTTCAAGATTAAGCACTCACTTGTTGCAAGTGAATACAATAAACTTGACGATAACGCAAAGGAAATCGTTGATAAGATTCTTGTTGTTAAGGAAGATAGTCCAAAACTTGTTTTTAAACCAAGTGTTATAGATTAACTTTTAGTCATTAGTCAAAGGCGTAGCAATACGCCTTTTTTATTAGGTGGTAATCATGTGTAGATATTTAAAAATCGAAGAATGTGAAAGCAATAATGGTACGGGGTTCGGCGTGACAGTGTTTGTTGCTGGTTGCCAACACCATTGTAAAGGATGTTTTAATAAGGAATCATGGGACAGGAATAAAGGTGTTGAGTTCAGACCACGTGATTATGATTATTTAAAATCTTGTTTAAGCAAACCATATATAACAAGACTAACAATTAGTGGTGGCGATCCTATGGCGTTATTCAACAGGGATTGGACGTGTATTTTGGCCCGTTCAATCAAACAAGATTTTCCTAAGATAAAAATTTGGGTATATACGGGATATACGTTACAACAGCTTTTAGAACAAGCAAAAGAAGATATGTATTGGTTTGAATTGTTTAAAAATAATGTTGACTTTTTAGTTGATGGGCGGTATGATAAAGATGCTACACATACTTTGCCGTATCGTGGCTCTGACAATCAGAAAGTGTGGAATTTGAAAGAAATGAAAGAGGTGTTTAATGGTTAATGAGATCACAGAAGAACTGTTAGAAAAGATACGAAAATTCCCTGAACGATACAGAGTTATCGAGCAAAATCCTCTTGAACATTATCTCGACATTAGAGGTGATGAAGTTAGATTTGAACCGATTGTTTTCAAAAAGGATTTAGCCAATAATCCGCAGAACAAACACATGGTTATACTCGATACAGAGACAACTGGTATCAAAACAAGCGATGAGATTATTGAGCTTGCATTTGTTACAATTACTTATAATGTTGAGAATAATTGTCTTGTGAGCATAGACAAGGTGTTTGATAAATTCCGTGAACCTGTGAACAATCAAATCAGTGACAGTATTACAAAAATCACCGGAATTACCGCTGAAATGGTTAGAGGTAAGTCTTTATCCTATGATGATTTTAAAGATTATCTACCGACAGATAAATATCTGATTGTGGCTCATAACGCATCATTCGATAGAAAGTTTGTAGAAAAGACATTTCCTGAATTAAAAGGTAAACCGTGGGCAGACAGTCTGACAGAGGTTGATTGGCTGTCTAAAGGTGCTACAAAACATAGTCTTGAAATGCTTATGTATAACATCGGTTTATTCTACAATGCACATAGAGCAGTAAACGATGTGTTAGCCTTACTCGCCGTTTTAGTTCGCACACGGTCTTTACAGGAACTTGATATGAGTGCTAATAATGCGACATTGGAAATTGAGATTGCCGTTGCATTTGACTCAAAAGACACCGTAAAGCAATACGGTTTCAGATGGAATAATGATAACAAGACTTGGAAAAGACTTTACAAGAAGTTAGATACTTGGAATAATGATAAGGAAACACTGATGAAGTTATGTAACGGATTTAAATTAGTTAGCTGTAAAGTTCAGCGAGCAGATACGAGGTACGCATAATGACTTTTTGGGAATTTGTAAACAAATATTACGATTGTTACATCGTGGTTTACACTGAAAGCAAACAATATAGTTTTTCAATGCCAGTTAAATTCGTTGCCTTTTGGATGATACGTGAGTACGGAAACTACGTGGTAGATTTTAAGCAAATAAGAGATGTAAACAATTATAAAGCATTTGAGGTGGTAATAAAAGATGCAGGATAATCCACTACGATTTGCATCTCCCGATTTTAAGAACGGTTATCATTTAGGTTTAACCGTTTTCAGAATACAGTTAGAGGAGTTGCTACAATCAGATTTCCGTAAAAAGAAATTAACAGTAGATTTGATAAATCAGATACACGATATTCTATATCCGCTTTGCGAAGATGTTAGGGATGAGTATTATTTTGGTACAGGACTAACACAACGCAATTCGCCGTTTATCAGATTTAATTATGAAACGAATAGACTAGAATGGTTTAAACCTAGTAAGGATAAGTAATGAGATACGGGATGCCATACAAAGGAAGCAAAAACGGTATTGCTGAAAGAATTATAAAATCATTACCAAAAGCTGAAAACTTTTACGATTTATTTGGAGGTGGCGGTGCAATAACTCATTGTGCCTTACTTTCAGGTAAGTACAAACAAGTTCATTATAATGAATTAGATAGCGTTGTTTGCGATGGCTTTGAGATGAGTATAAATGGCGAGTTTAAAAACGAAAACAGGTGGATTAGCCGAGATGATTTTGAAAAGTTGAAAGGAATAGATCCTTACGTTGCTATTTGTTTTTCATTTGGTAACGATTTAAAAACTTATTGCTATTCAAAGGATAAAGAACATTTTAAACGGGCCGTCCATAATTTTTTATTCTTTAACGACAAAACCGAATTGAGTGAATACTTGCCGTTGGACAAATTGGAATTTACATCTGATAACGTACAGAACAAAAGAATTGAGTTCCAAAGGTATCTAAAGAATTATCGTAAAGAAGTGGAGAAGTTTTATGATGTTGATACGATGTGTGTATTACAATCGTTAAACAATCTTGATAGACTGCAGTCTTTGGAATCCCTTGAGAGATTGGAATCCCTTGAGAGATTGGAATCCCTTGATAGCCCGAACTCATCCATTAAAATTACAAATTTAAATTACAGTGATGTTTATATAAAAACTTATGATACGGTTATTTATTGTGACCCACCATATAAGAATAAAAACAAATATAAACAGGAATTTGATTTTGATGAATTTTATAATTGGGCGAGATTTCAAGAAAACATATTTATTTCAGAATACGAAATGCCTGATGATTTTATAGAAATTACAAGTTTTGATAAAAGAGTTTTAATGGACGCTACAGCAAAAGCTGGCTACAAAAAAGAAAAACTCTTTACAAACAAACTAACATTTGAGACAATCAAAGATAATTTAATTTAAGGAAACATAATAAATGAGACAGTATTTAGATTTGTTACAAGATGTTTTAGACAACGGTACAGTTCGTGATGATAGAACAGGAGTAGGCACTATTGCGACATTCGGCAGACAGATACGTTTTAATATGCAAGACGGATTTCCTGCGGTAACTACAAAGGCACTCGCATGGAAAGCCGTGGTGAGCGAGTTATTATTTTTTCTTGAGGGTAGTACAAACGAGCATAGACTCGCTGAAATCAAGAATGATAATAAGCCTTATGCAGAACTCACTGAAAAGGAACGCAGAACAATTTGGACAGCCAACTATGAAAATCAGGGTAAGGCGTTAGGCTATACTGATGGAGAAATGGGGAGAATTTATTCTGCACAATACAGAGGGTTTAGAGGTATTACAGAGGCAAAAGACGAAACTTTTAATGGTCATAATGCTTATTATCAGAATAGTCGAAACATGTGGTATCACTTAATTAAAGTAGATCAGGTTAATAATGTTATCAACGAGATAAAGAACAATCCAAACTCACGAAGATTACTGGTATCAGCGTGGAATCCTGTTGACTTAAATGATTGCGTACTTCCGCCTTGCCATGTTTTATATCAATTCGATGTAGATGGGGACAAGCTAAGTTTGATGTGGGTTCAGCGAAGCGTGGATTGCTTCTTGGGATTACCATTCAATATTGCTAGTTACTCCTTATTGCTTCATATTGTAGCAAGAATAACTGGTAAAATTCCTCACGAATTGATTGGAAGTTTAGGCAACACACATATTTATAAAAACCACATTGAGCAGGTAAAAGAACAATTAAGTCGTACACCTCACAAATTACCACAATTAGAGTTGCCAGCGAACGCTGATTATAGTAACATAGACTCATTCTTAAAATCTGTAAAGACAAGTGATTTTAAGTTGCTGAATTATGAACATGATGAAAAGTTAACAGCACCAATGGCTGTATAAGGAAAATAAAATGAGTTTGAATTTAGAAGCAGAAAAGTTACAGGCTAAAGTTGATTGGCTAAAAGAACATCTTAATACCAAGAAAACAGCGGAAGAATTAGACGCTGAATTTGAAGTGTGGTACGAAGAAGAAAAGGTAAAACAAGAGGAAGAAGAAATTCGTCAAGAATTAACAATACAAATTGAACAAGAACAAGATTTATGGTTCGAGCTAGAAAATAGACAATATGCTGAGATGTCGTATGAAACAAATGCAGATTTAAGAATTACAAGAGTATGTACCTTACAGGCGTTTGCAAATGTCATTCTTTTAAAGTCTTTAAAACGTCATTCATGGGGAACTATTACTTTTTCTTCTGCACCTGATGTATGGTGTGAATATAAAAACGGTCGTTGCGAATATTCCACTGGATGGTGGTTACACAGAAATGATTTGTTAAGTATTAGTCAAGGCAGATATTACAATAGTATTTCAGGCGAAACAAATTACACTGTATACAAGATTTAATATGCTTATCAAGGAGAAAATTTATGTATAAGAAGTTTAAAGCATTTTTAAAGAATCCAAAGATGTTTGAGGAATACAATGAGATAGCTGGAAGATATTTAGACAGCATGAGAATGTCGGTAAAAGTCTATGAGTATATGACCGAGTTTTACGAGTTTTTAAAAAACTATGAGTTAAAAACAGAGGATATTGTTTATGTAAAATACTATGGTGCTAAAGTTGTGTATGTAACTTTTGATACTTTTGTAGAGCTGGTTGCAAATAATTGTTTTAATAGGAATGAGCAAATATTGTTTAAGGACAACACAATAATGTATAGAGATGAATATGACTTAGATTGGAGTTGGCAATTATTGAGATTGCCTAAAGATGTTGAGATTATCTCTGATGCAGAAAAAGCTAAAGAAATTTTAAAGGTAAAGGATTAAACAATGATAAGCGATTCAGAATTATGCAGAGTGGATGAATTTGTTTCAAAAGTAGTGGTGTTCGCAAAACAATATCCCGAATTTAAACACAATGTTTATTCAACTGATGTACCTTATTAACCTTTTAACGAAGTGATAAATGTAGTGTTTACAGCACCAAACGGCAAAGAGCAAGTTGGATTCTTGATGATGATAGATAGCGTTTATAATCCTTATGGTGAAAAAGAATTTAATGCTGAACTCTATAAAACAGTTATAGACAACCTTAACTGTGAATTTAACAAAATTTTATCGGAGAAAAAGAATGTGTGATTTGGCTGATTTAAAAAAACGAGTTGTGGAGTATTATATTAATCATCCATATACTGATTACAATGTTTATTTTATAGAATATTGGAGGGGAAGTGGATTATTCTTCTGTCACAATATGACTGGTAGGTTTGTGGTGACATTTTGTGATGGTTTTGTTACAAGGGAATTTTCTTGTTATGTTGGTGCTTGTTGTGATGATGCCTGTGACCGTATTATTGACGATATACGGAAAGCATTAAAACAAGGCATGAAAAAACATTGGATAGAAAAGTGGCAAAAAGGGCAAAATAGGAACGAGAGAGAATAAAGGATGAAGATGAGAAATGAAAGTTATGTAGATTTTTATAATCTTACTGTCGGGGAATTATTAAACTTGTATGAGGATGAAAAACTCGTTGTGAATGGGTTTATATTCTTTCCTGAAACTTATGTAAGAGAATTAAAATCAGCAGAGTTACGATGCTTGTTTGATATAGACTCATTCAAAGAGATTTTTGAGAAATTCCCATATCAAAAACTTAAAGAGGTACGGTGGGATGTTCAAGAACGTTTTAAGGCATACTCTAAGAAAGGCGTTTGCGTTATGTATATAAATCACGAGTGGGTTACACTTGTTGATGGCGAGACATTACATTACATCAAACGAGTTAATTTCGATTGTGCTATCAGAACGATTACGGGGAGCGAAATCATTGTATGATTGAGTTTAGCGAATTTAAAAAGGCGGTATGTAACTTTTACAGACAGCACACACATTTACATTATTGGATTTATGTTGATGATTATTGGCAAGATGTTGTGGTTAGGTTTA